GCTTTTCTGCTACCTCTGCTATCTTATCTGCGGTCCTTATTTCTGCATTCTCTACAGTTCTTATTTCCTGAGGCTGTAGAGGTAATATCTCATAATTATGCATAGCTAGATTACGCTTAGCTCTAGCTGCTCTTAGTGCTTCGTCTAACTCAGCCTCTGTAACTGTAGGACTTAAATTAGCTAGAACTTCTATTGCAGGGTCTTTAGCTGCTGTTAACACTACACCCTCATGCCTAGCTGCTTTTATAGTGGTAGGAAAGCGGTCCACATAAGCGCCTGTAGCTTTCAGTGCCTCTGTATCTTGCTTATTTCTTATCTTAGCTATAAATGCCGCTCTTACTGCATACTTCTCTGCTACCTTCTCAGCGTTTGGTAGGTCTTGCTTTAATATACCGTCTATCTGCTTGAGCTTTTGCTTGCTCCAATTATCCTGCCCCTGTAGATACTTGATAAAGTCCTTACGCTTACGCTTGGCTATATTCCATAGCTCTGTTAGTTTATTGGGTCTACGTGCACTCTTTATGAGTTCTTCTTGATATGCCATAAACTCTGTACCTAGTGATTTAGTCATTTCTACATGTTCATTGGAGAGGCCTAGCGCTGCTATAAGCTCAGCCATGTTATTGAACGCTGGCTCTACTAGCTCATGGTATAGCTCCTCCTCTGCATCTGCTAGCATACTATTATCATTAAGCGCCCATATATTGTGTTCCTTTTCAGGTGCTTGCATATAGGTAATAGGTCCTGCTACTCCCATAGCTTTGCTTAACTCTTCTACTACTGCAGCTCTCTGTGCCTCTGTAAGCTCTTTCATTTTAAGTGGTAGTGTCATTTGCACTTTCATATTCCACCTCTCTAATAATCTGCCCAGTCTATTATTACCTCAAGGGGCTCATCATCATTTAATGACTTCTTTATTGGTTGCCCTGGTTTAGCCTTAGCAGCTGCCTTCTGTTTCATAGCCTCTATATTTGTTTGGTGTTTTTGGTCTGCGCTCTTACCTTCCATGTCGTGCTTATGCTGTAGGTTCTGCATGTCTATGCTTTGGCCGTGTTGTTTATCCATAACTTCAAGGTTCTTTTTATGCGCATCGTCTGAAGTTGCTTGGGCTTGCTCTTGCTCTTGGCCTTGCTGTGCTTGCTGCTGCTCTGCTTGCTCTGCCTGCTGCTTAGCTTGTAACTCTGACATAAATACCTGCATAAGTACTGTATTACCTGGTGCTAAGGTCCATGAGGCAGGTTTACCCTCTTCATCTAGTACCTCTTCCATGTCTTCTTTTTTACGGACCTCTGCTACCTGTACTACACCTGAATCTATCTGTATTTTGTATCTATTCCACTTAGCATCTTCATCCTCTTCATCTATACCTACCCACATAAGACAATATTCATCGTCTATATGGTCTACTATCTGAGAGTTAAACGTATTAGCTAAGAATTGCATTAGAGGTATAAAGCCCTTGTCCTTAGACTGGTCCATCTTAGCCTCTGTATTATCTGAAGCACTCATGCTGTTGCCGCTGGTCCAGCTCTTAAAGCCTACTTCAGTTGGGTCTATCTGATACACTGCACATGCTATATTGAATAAGAACTCAAGGAACTCGTTAAATTCCATGTCCCTATTAGAGTTATGAAAGGGTGTAAACTTAACTCCAGCGCCTTCAGATATGCCTAGTACTGGCACCGACCACTTACCACCTGCACCCTCTGTCATTGTCTTCCAGTGCCTTGAGAATGCCTCTAGATGCTCATCTTTAACTTTACCCACAACTTCAAGTACACCCTGTGGTAAATGACTATTACTAAAGTAGCTGGTATTATATCTTATGCTATTCATGATACCTGTGACTATCTCTATTAAAGTCTCTAGTTCTGACATACCAAAGTCTACGGTTCTTATGTCTGTACGTGGGTTTCTAATTGCATAAGTGAGCTCATCCTCAGTGTACTCTGCCACTATTTGACCATCTATTTTTTGTACATATGCTATGTGGCCACTGTCCTTCTTACCTCTGTTTGTAATTGGTTCATATACGGGCACCTGCGCCTCTTCACCTGCTGGATTACTAGATACTATTTCAATAGTAGTACCATCTACGGCCCACACTTCAGAGGCTTCACCTCTCTTACTAGCTACATTTTCCCAAACCATTGCATCAAGTGTTAGTGTATCTCTTACTATTTTTCTTAAGAAGCTATCAAAGTTGTCTTTACGCCTAGCATTAGGTGCTGCCCCTGTACGCATGAAAAACTCTTCTATCTCAAAAGCTCTCTTCTTTTGTGGGTCTGTCATAGTAGCGTCACTGTCTTTAAGCACTATCTTGAAGCCCATGTCACCTTCAAACCTTGGTCTTCTTGCAAACCTTGCTACTTGATTTAGTCTAGTATTTATTATAGCTGCTATAGCTGGCACCTGGGCCATGCTTCTTAGGGTAGAGAATGTTATTGCTGTAGGCTTAGCCCTTAGTCCCATTATGCCCTCTACATCATAAGGGTCAATGATTGCTGACTTAGGCTCATTTATTTTTACATTGCTTAGCTTGCCACTGTCAAAGGCTTTCAATAGCTCTTCTGCTTTAGGCGCTTGCTCATATATGTCTAGAATGTCGCTCATAGTACACCTCCTTATATTATAAAAGAGCCTCGGAAGACTGGCCTCCTCAGCTCCTTTTGTTCTTACCTAGTTAAAGTTGTCCCTGTCATTAATGTGTCCGCAATTAGGACAGTGCTTCTCTCCAGCTGCATTAGGTCTAGTACTAGTTATGCCTCTAGGCACTGCGTATACCTTGCATAGTGAGCACTGTACCTTAGCTGGGTTAGTTTTTTCTTCTACATTAGTGTAGATTCTTGTTAAACCTATTTGGTCTGCCATAAAATATCAACTCCCTTACTCATGTAATATCTGGCTATTCATCTATATAGTACCATTTTGCATATATTATTAATAGCTTATTTAGGCTTTTTGTGCTTACCTATTTCTCGCTTGCTGCGCCCCTGTGACCTAATTGGTTCATGCCTTGGTAGGTCTTTATATTTAGCATACTCATATATCTGTGCTCCGCTGTATGTGTCATCTGTAGATGCTTTAGGCTCTTCTATTGGTTGCTCCTCTGCGTCTTTATATCTTCTTTTGCTCTCCCTGTCTTCTAGCACAGCTGCTACACATATCCACATAAGTAGTGCTATAAACGTAGTCATCTTACTACTTTCCAATTAAGCGCACACAGTGCTTTATTTGTTGGAACCCAGGCTTTACCTGGCTTATCGTTGCTGTGATATATAACATTATCCATCATGAAGAGGTAGCCGTCCCAATTCTCACGTTGTACTCTGTAGCCTGCTTGTAATAGTAGTAGAGCCACTGAAAACTCAAAGTACTCTTGGCCTGCTAACCTAGTTGTATCCCTTACTACAACTAGTGGTGCTGTGATATCCTTAGCACTAAATAGGTTACTTAGTTGTTCTGCTATCTGACTTACTTTGTGGTCGCTTACACTGTTGTCTACTGTGAGCGTGTAGAGGTCTGCTTTTTCTGCCTTTATATTTTGCAGTATAGTATCTAGCGGTGTACTGAAATCTGGCGCTGGTCTCTTAGTCATACCCTTCCATATGCTTATATCATTTGTTGCTGGGTCATAGTTTGCTGCTATATTCATAGCTGTATCAACAAAAGGGCTAGGCGCCATTGTATGCATGTCCTTACGCCACATATCTTTAAATGCTTCAAGCTCCGCATCAGTTGTACCTGGTGCTATTGTTATAGTACGTTGCGCCATTATTTTTAGAATTGATTCATCAACTTGACGCTCAATTTCTTCTACTAGTTCTGGTGGTATCTTGGCTTTAGTCTCCTCAGGTACTGCTGCCATTGCTGCTTCTACTGCCATTGCTTGCTCTACTGCAGCTCTTAGTGCCTCTTCCTTGGTTGCTGCGTCCATGTTGTCTGCTGTTCTGTAATCTCTCATTGTTTCTAGTTTACTGTTATCATGTCCTATATTCATAATACCCTCTCCCTTTTATTTATTATTCTATATAGAATGAACCTCCTGAGCTTCTCTCTTTTCTTAGAGCTATTGTTAGGTAATTCATAGCATGTGCGAAATGGTCTCCACCAGGCATACAGCCGACTCTTATAGTGATAATTTCTTTGTGTGTCTTCTCATCCTCTTCAATATCCCTTATCATTACTATATTGGTTAGGTGCTTAATGAATGTACCAAACAATGGATTCTGTGATACCCACAAAGGTATAACTATTTTTCCATCCCTGAACATCTTAGCCATAGTCTGTAGGGTTAAGGTCCTATCTACGCTTACCTTTGAGTCCTCTTCATTCCATACGTCATTAACTTTAGTTGTAGAGGCACTTGATAAGTTAGGGTAGAAACATGAGAATACTTTTCCTGGGAAATCTTGCATAAGTTCAAAGTTCCTATCTTTACCATAACCAGCATCAAATACCCCTGTCACTGCCTCCCACTGTCTCATCTTCTCGCCTGCTCGCTGTATATGTGGGTTAGTCTTTCGACCGTCTATAGTCTCTGCCTCTGAGTCCTCTGCATTCCATATATCTAGTATTAAAACCTTTTCTGGATTATCAGGCATCTGCATTGCATTAACACCCCATGACATATTACCCCAGTCAACACCCTGGCAAATATCTCTTCTACGTATGTCATAAGGGCTCTTAAGTGAAGTATCTATACACCGCATTATATCAGCCTTAGTAATCATTACATTATCACCTAGGTAAGGTCTGCCTATAACATAGTTCTCAAATAGCTGGTCTAGGTTATAGTCTAGTTTCTTTTTCATTAGCTGTGTAGCACTTATCCAGGGGCATACTAGTTGGCTTATCTGGTAGCCTCTTACTGCTGTCTTATAATCATACAGTGGCCTCCATAGTCCTTTAATCCTGGTCTCATCAGATATAGGCTCATGACACTTTAAGCATATATAGGCATGTGTATCATGTTCATTTATTATACCTGGATACTTTAAGTGTAGGTTGTGATTAGGTGCGCCTCTGCTGTCCTTGCTTAGCTCCATCACATTTTTAGGAAAGTCGTGTATTAGTGTAGTCCATGTGCCACAGTGTGGGCATTTAATCCACCAGTGCTGCTGGTCGGAGTCTTTAAAACTTGCATTAACTCCTACACCTGGTAGACTTGGTGTACTAACGTCCCTTCTCCATCCATATGCTGAAGAGGCTAGAGACTCATTGAATGCTATAGTAACACCTGAGGCCATTCTATCTATCTCCGATTCCACCGCCTATTACTAGGTACTTTAACACCTCTTCAATAGTCACCCACTGAAGAGGTCGGACTAGACTATATCATCCCTTTTGATTCTTATTACGTGCTCTCATATAGCAGTTCCTACATAGGCCTCCGCTATTGTGCTTAGTTTGAGTAGTACCACACATAGTACAACAATCGTAGTTCCTAGCCCAACGACCTGCATACTTAGCCTTACGTGCTGCTATAAGCTCCTCTTGGTGCTCATTACAGTGGCATTTTCTGCATTCAACTATTAGATTGCTGTCCTCATTGTTTGGGTCTTTAACGCCTCTGCCATGTCTGTCCTTATGATGTACAGTTAAGTTCTTTTCATCATACTGCTGTCCACATTTGCTACAAGTATAATTACACGCTATTAGTAGCTCTTGCCTCTTGCTGTCAAAATATTCTTTTTCCCTGAAGGCCTTGTTCCTTTGAAGTATAGTATCTTTATTATTTCCATAGGTTCTCTTAGCCCTTGCTCTAATCTTCTTGTGCAATTCAGGGTCTTTGTTGGCGTTGCGTTCCCACTCTCTCTTATAGCACTTGCGACATTGTTGTTTACTTGGTGCATAGAGCTTATCAAACTCTTGCCCGCAGTCTTTACATAGCATAATATAACACCCCTTTATATAAAATATCCTCTACTGGTATTATATTACATCCTGTCAATCAATGTCAAGCTACATTATAAATAAATCTCCATTCAGTAGCGTATAGTCGTTGAGGATTCGACTCCCTTAGGAGTACGTCTTTCCTGCGGATTATCCCTTCCATTGCACTTTTTACTATCTCTAAGGCGTTACCCTTCGCCCCTCAGTGTATCACTACCTGAGGTTAGTATGCATGTCTTCGGGACGTTCCCGCATATGGCTACTTTTTAATTCGACCATGTTGTTAATCGAATATGATAACATCAGCATCAACACCTTCACCGAGCTTAGCACTATGTCCTGACCTGAAAAATATAAAGCTACTACCTATTCTTCTTAGCCTTACATTATCTACTATATCCTCACCTTGCTTCTTCTTACCAGTGGTTACGTCAATACCCATACGGTCTTTAATATACGGGCTGTCTTTCATAACCTCTTCTATTCTGGTCTTACTAAAATCGGCTACTTGGTCAAAGGTTGGAAATACATATACTGCTTTAGTGTATGGATGAGTATCACAAAACCATAAGGTTTCTCTAACTTCATTCTCACTCATACCACATTGTCTGGACTTTTGAGTAGCTTTGTGTGGGTGCTGGTCATCTAGTATCTGCTGCAATAGTTGTCGCTGCCCTCTGAGTCCTATGCTTTGTTCTGCTGGGCTTATCTGATTAGCTCGTCTTATATCATAGCTTCCATCTTTATTTAGCTGCTCGAATCTATAAGGCTTACCTCTGAGGCCTGTGTAATA